ATAGGCTCCTGTACAGAAGTACCATCTGGCTTACGCAGAGTCATAGAATTGTTGGTGATATAACCAACCTTAATTGTCTGAATAGAACCTGCGTTAGAAGCAGATACATCATACAACTTCTGACCATTAGCGTTGAGATTAGGATCGCAGTTCATGATGATGAACTTACCAGCGTCTGATGTTGATGGCTTGTAGCTGTTACCTGCTGCAGGTACGAAAAGTGTGTCGCCAGCGTTAGAATATGTCTTGTTGCTAACGAGCACGGTTGTTACGTAATTTAACATAATTAATTAATTTTATTCTACTCCCCCTATATTTCAATGTCTAGACCTAACTAGCTGGGGTTTCCACGTTTAAAATTCTTGTTATTCTTGGGTTAGAACCTCATTAGTAAGTGTTCTATATCTTGGATCCGACTGATTCTCAATATACATTTGAGCAGCTACCTTGACGATCTCTAACCATATATGATCTTCGAAGTCCTCATAATTCTTATAAGGATCTTCACTTTTTAATTCATCGGGAGTCTTTAAGAAACCCAACGTATAGGAATTTATTTTATACTTCTTATCAGTAAGTAGTTTAAATCCATGACTTGTTCTGATTCGAAGTGGGCGAGCGGTGTGAAAACGATAATGAAAATCTGTAAGTTTGTTTCTTACTCTGTACATGAAACTGTCAGCAGTACATTCAAATATGCTTGTGTCTGTTGCGTTGTCATCGTTTAGATCAGATATAACTACATCTTCGTTTAATACGAACATCAAGTTCTTAGGATATAGACATTCATATTCATCGTACAAAGGCTGGTTTGAATTAAACCCTATAAACAATACACGATTGTCTTTTGGATCTGCATTTGATCTACGCCACACCTAGTACTTTCTTATAAGCTCTTCGTTTTCAATTTCACCTTCATATGTTTCGTTCCAACTTGTGAAAGTGTCTCCGTCTTGTGCATTAAACTCTGGATCGCTAGGAGAATATATTTCATCTTCCTCTAGCAGATCTTTATTCATATGCAATGTGCATTGGCGCCATAGATGTACTAGATCTCTAGTACGTTTCTCATTTTGTTCGTAAGATGTTCTTTTAGGGGCGTTGCCGTTGAATCTGTCTTTCACAAATTTTACAACTGCCTGATTGATCCAGTATAGAGAATCATCAGTCATCGGTTTTTCTATTGTTGCGTCAATCTTGTTTATCTCAAGCTCAAATGACGCTAATATATCAACGCACCTCATTATTCTTCATCTTCGTCTTTCTTACTGCGCGATGGGTTATTTCGTTGCTACTGCTCTTTCAGCATCTGCTTTCTTCTTGCCTCAGCTCCGGCTGCATACTGAACATACAGATCTACTGCACCACTTACAAGCTCTTCAAAAGCGTCGATAGGCAACTCACAAGCAGTAGATGTCATAAGACTAAACTTAGCTGGCTGCTTGTAATATGTAACCTTTACGCCTTCAGGAGTAGTATATTGATCATACAATACTGTGAGTGTTGGGTATTTCTCAGTGTCAGTTACATACACATCTTCAATTTCTGTAGCTTTCTTAAAACCATCTACAAATGGAGTGATTGCTGCTGCAGGATATCTTAGAATGCGTAGACTATCGTAAGGAGTTTCTACGATCTTCCAAATGTCAGATTGAGAAACAAGTTGATTTGGTATTACACGAATTTTATTAAATCCTTCAGTATTACTACCTTTAAAATTGTATGTAGATGATACTTGAGATACGCTTCTTACATACATGTAATAGTTTGCAGGAAGTTTGTACACAACAGATCTTGCTGTATCTACAATACTAACGCCATTCTCATCCTGTATACTTGTTGTATAATCCTGAGCATTTACGCTATTACCATCAATCTTTATTTCTACAGTGGTAAGCATTGCCTGCAGTACACTTTCTATATGAGCAGAAAGCTTAGAACCAGAAACGACATTATCTAGATTTCTATAGATATCATGAATATATCTATCCTGATACTAGTTTGAAAAAGAATATATTGTTTCTGTATCAAGCTTCTCAAGGAACTGCTTCTCTGGTATCATGGTTTGAACTCTGCGTTCAAATTCCATGCCTAGTCTTCTAGTATCTTCTAATGTCATGCCTCAAGTCCTCTTGTATTAAGTTTAGCATTAAGTCTGCTAGATTCTACATTCTCTAATGCGAATGTTACAGCAAGACTTATTAGTTCTTCCGCCATAGTACTATTGCACTCAAACTTATAGTCGTTTTCTGAAACAGTATATGTAGTAGGCAATGTGTCGTTAGCATCAGCACTTTCTCCTTCGTAGAAATCAAAATAAGATGCAAACCCATTTGCGTACTTCTTAGGAGTAGTAAGATCTTTTACAAATGTATTAGGTTTCTTTATGTATGTTACAAGTATCTCATGGCCACCTTCAATATTAGGTTCGTTGAGAGGATCATATACAACATACATATTACCATCCTCTATATAACAAACAGGCTCCTTAATCCATGGCATATTATATGCAGTACTAAAGAAGCTCTTTGCTATCTCGTGGTTTACTAACTTTATTGGAAGTACTCTGTTAGTAACATTGTCTGCTGGATTTGCAGCACCTACGTGTGCAGTATAAGCATCGTCTGATGTATCTAGAGATATAGTCATAGCTCCCTGTAAGAAATACAAAAGATCATTAGGGAGTTGACTCTTAACAACATTGTTTGCTGGTACAGCACCAGATGTTATACTAATGCTGTCACTCTTTACGAGAGCATTAATGTCTGCTATAGATTTAATATCTGATTCAAACGAAGCACGTCTAACGTTATTTCCTGTAACCTTCTGAGCAATCAGTGCGTTGTATGCTTTGTCTAAGACGGTAGCAACTTCATATTCGGTCAACGATGGATATGACGAAGTAACATTAGCCTTGTCATATTCTATCATGAATTTAGTATATATGTCTTTATGCGTCATATCTCATGGTTTGATCATTCGATCATTTATTATTTGTCTCGTTTATGATTGCAAGCTTCAAGTCTTGGTTCTTCTTACTATCAAGGTAAGCAATAGCATCCTGAAGACTATCTGCGAACATGTCAGTACCGTAGAAGTAATGTGTCTTATCCTTACGAATTACACCCTTAGCAATAGCCTGCTCAAGCAAGAACTCTGTATCCTTAGCCTTATTGTTAACCCACTTCTCAAAGAACTTCTTAGGATTCTTATCAACCATGTTAAACAATGTAGACTCTACAAGCTCATTAGACATACGATCTGCAGACATACCGAAGAGTCTAAGACACTGACGCATCTGGTCGAGTGACAGACTATCGAACTCCTTGATAGCATCTCTACGAAGCTTGTTCTGCTTGTTCTGTTCTACTGCCTCAGCCTCACGATTAATCAGCAGGTAATCCTTACCAGCATCCAGCTTGTCAAGCGATGTAGCCACTCTCTTGTGACCACTGAGGAACTTAATCATCATAGCCTGACGGGGGATAGAATCGTCGAGGAGCATTGTACGTGCACCAACTTTTACGCAGAAGGTTGTCCAGAAGTCAGATGTCTTAGCCAAATGACCTTCCTCATAACCCAAAGCTTTCTCAAAATATTTCTCATCTTCTGGGGTGAGACCCGTATAAATCGACCCGGAGCGTGTGAAATAAGGCGCAATATAATCAAAGCAATTGCGGTACTTAATAAAGTTTCCCCAGGGATTCTTCTTCTTGATTTTTAATTCAACTACCATAATTTACATTAGTTGTTGAGTATCGAACAGGGGGTCTTTTGACCCCCGTCGAATACTTATAATTTTATTTAATATTACGCACCTACGGTGAACATACCGTCATTAGAAATCTCAGTATCTTCAGCGTCGCAGTACAGGATACCGCAAGACAGTGGGTTACGAACCATAATACCAACCTCACCGAGGAAGTGTACCTGGTAACCATCACGGCTGTTAGAACGCAGTGTGTTGATGCTGTTAGCATAACCGTTAGGAGCTACAGAACCACCAGTGTACCACTGAACGAACTCACGACCCTTACGACATACCTTAACGATGTTAGCCTGACCGTCGAAGTTGCTAATGTTTACGAACAGGAATGTGTAAGACATCAGTGGCTTACCTGTCAGTGGGTGCAGCTGACGGAACAGCTCCATGTTGTCAAACATAGGACAACGCTTCAGTGACAGAGTAATACCGTTGGTCATGTTATAAGTAGTGAACTGACCACCAAGAGTCAGGTTCTGACCAGAACCGCTAACAAAGATATTGTCAGTCAGGTTGAAGCTAGCTACCTTCTCCTTCAGGATGCGGTCGAACTCACGGATACCCATCTCACCAGTCAGAGCAACGAAACGACGCTCGTTAGTACCCAGAACGTTGTAGCAGAGGTCAAACAGATAATCCTCGAACAACTCAGCTGTAAGAGTTGTGTAGTAACGAATGTTAGCTGGAGAAATCTGCTCGAACAGACCACTCATTGTAGGAACTGGACGACCATTTGTACCCTTGTTGATATATGTACCATCAGCCAGACGGTTGCTCTTAGCGAACAGGAGAGCAGTCTCCTCTCTCTTCTTCCACTCACGGAGAGCCTTCCAGTACTGATAATCAGACCACAGATAAGACTTCTTACCAGTCTCGGGATCAGTCAGAGCAATAGTAAGAACAGTGCTGTAAGCATCACCAGTAATATCGTAAGTCAAACGAAGGTTCTGGAGGTGGTTACGCATCTTAAATGGAGTCTGATAGTTGATGATATCAGCCTCATCGCTGTACTCCTCGTAAGCAGAACCGATACGGCTTACCTGACGACCA